TCTGGCGGCACGGCGCCGGTCAACAATAGCATCAACGCCAACGTCGTCCCACCAGCCTCCCCAGGCCCGCCTGTCGGCGCTGGCCTGCTCGACCAGTCTGGCGTGGCGCGCAGCCCGGCCGGTGTTCTCACGCCAGGGGCGCCAGCGGCCCAGCCGGTGGCGGCGCCTGCGCCTGTTCCTGGGCCGCTCGCGGCAGGCGGCGCTGCGGGCTCGGCCGCGACCTCCAACCCGCGCTTCGTCGGCATCGACCGGCCCAACGCCGATCCAACGGCGCGCAGGGGAAGCCCGCAAGGGACTGCGCTCAACCTCGCTGGCCTGTTCGGCGGCGGCGGGCAGAACCCTAATGTGCCTGCGGCCAACGCGCAGCCGGTGTCGGCGCAGCGTCCCGTTCCTGGCCCGCTCGCCAACGCGCCCCTGCCGCCGGTCATGCCCGGCGACATCCGCAACCAGCGCGTCAAGAACGCCATCGCCAATCCAAACTGGTGGCAGAACCTCTGATGCCGAAGATCCTCGACCGCGTCGTCAGTCAGCTCAAGGCCAAGGGCGTCGCCAATCCCTACGCCGTCGGGGTCTCGGCAATGCAGAAGGCGGGCAACCTGAAGAAGGGAACGCTGCAGGCGACCAAGCAGGGCGTTCGACGCGGCGCCATGACCCCAGCCCAACGCGAGAAGGCGCGCGACGCCCGCGCCAAGCCTTAAACCGCCCGCCTCCAGTTGGAGGAACAAATGATGCAAGCGATGAGCGTGTTTGTCGTGATCGACATTGACCATAGCGATACGCCAATCGCCGGAGTTTGGCGGAGCATGGAAGCCGCGTCGGAGCACTGTCCGCCCGGCTACGTCTTGCTGAAACTCGATTTGGACACAGACCTGACAGAGGGGGGCGTTAGACCGGCTCCTTCGCCCGCCGGGTGACCGCCTTGAACACGCAGTGGACGAGGAACTCGACCACCACGCGCATCTCCGCGATCTCGGCCTCGGCCTTGCTGTCGCTCATCGCGCCCTCGGCGACGCGCTTCGGATAAACCCATTGCCGCCGCGACAGCTCGCGCCGACAGCAGCCGAGCAGATCGTTGAGGTTGACCTCATGCCACTCCATCGCCGGATCGCTGATCTTCACCAACGGCTCGCGATGATCGCGCCTCTGCGGGAACGTCTTGACCACGCGGCTTCTCCCTCAGAAAGTGGTTAAAGGTCTGGATCATGTTGATCGTACAGAAGCGCAGTTGCTGAAGCCGCACGGCAATCGCCATGAGATCGCGCTCGTCCGTGGCGTCGAACAGCTTCTGCGCATAGTCCTCGGCGAGGCAGGCGACACGCCCCACCTCCTCCAACGCCTCGCGGCGCAGGGCCTCGATCATCGACGGGTCAGGCGCGTCAGCCATTCTTCAGCGCCTGAGCCAGCCGGTAGATCCGCCACGACGACGCTCTCGGTCCGTCGGTCCACTGGCGGATGTCCGCTGCGTCGCGGAGGGCCTCTGCGAAGGCGGCGTCTATTGGCCTCGCGGGCGCGGATGAAGTGCGCTTACGTCGATGTTTAGGGAGCGGCAGGTCGAAACTTGGTTGTAGGTTCATCTGCTGACCTCTCTCCTGAGGAGGCTCCCGGCCCGCAGGGCCGCTCTGAACTTCGGTTCAGCCGGGGGGCAGGCACACTTCGCCCTTCGACAGGACGAAGCGCGCTCTGAACTTTCGGACGAACCGAGAGACAAAACACATCTGCCCAACAACCTACGGCTCACTGCGAGCCACGCGCCCAGGTCACCCGGTCTGACGCTCAGTTGCTGCTTCTTGCGACGGCGGCGATGAGCAGCTGGGCAGACAGCCGATCATCACGTGCTGGTGGTTGCCCCCAGCGTCACTGTGTGCGCTTTTGCTCCACCCTGGTCTTACGTCCCAGGGATCGGCCTCAACGGGAGGCTCGCTATGTTTCGTGAATGGCACGCAACTCTCCTGAGCTTTGAAAACTTGCGCCTTCAAAGTGTTGTTAAAGTCTGCTAAAGGCTGGCCGAGGATGTCCTGATCAACACCTCACAACCTGGGCCTGGGCGGTGTTCGGCCATACGCGCCGCCCAGGTTCTTACTTCAGCACCTCCCTGGCGAACTCCATCATCTCCATCTCTTGAGAGATCTTGCCCCAGTGGCGCAGCGGGCCGATGGGCAATTTGACGCCCTCGGAGAGGCCGCCGTCGCCGCCGCCGCGAAAGCGATTGTGGGCGACGGGATCGTTCTCGAAATAGCGCGCGAGCCTGCGCAACACAGGGACCGGAAAGAGCAGGGTCGCGATAGTCTCGTCGCGGTGCTTCAGCTCATGCGCCCAAACGCTCGCTTCGGTCGCCATGACGCCCGACGGGCGCCCATTCCAGGCCGTCTCGATGCAGATGTTGCCGTAATCCCACGGCTGGTGACGCTCGCATTTGTGTTCGAACTTGCCGTCGAGCAGGAGGCGGGCGAACGCATGTTCGTCGACCAGCGCGCGGTTGAGCTGGAAGTCGAACTTGCCGTCGCCGTTGAAGGCGACGCGGTCGCTGTCGCGCGCGTCGTTCATGCAGCCCCCGCCTGCGACGAAATATCCTTGCCTAGCCTTGCCTTCCTGCGCCACGCCGCGCCTAGCTTCGCCTCGCCAGACCACGCCCGGCCATGCAGGGCCTCGCCTTGCGTAGATGAGTTGATCTGCGAGATTTGCGGCCTCACCGCCCCCCACAGTTCGAGAATTTTGATCGGCTGATCGCGGCCATAGGTCACGGCGTAGGGGACGCCGCGCGCGATCATCAGGAGCTTAAAGGCGTTCTGCGGCTCCGACAGTTTGCCGTCGTCGGCCTTGAGTTCCAGCCATCCCGTCCGGTCGCCGAGCGTAGGCGACATCACGACGAGGTCGAACAAGCCGCGCGTTAGGCCTGCTTGACCAGCAGCTCGCGCATTTGGCACGGCGGCGACCAGGGAACCGGGAACTTGGAGGGCCTTCCAATGATCCAGCACAGCCTGCTGGATGAGGCTCTCGCGCGGCGCAAAAATATTTCGACGACGCCGCGCCATCGCATGCCCCTCAGGCTGCTCGAAAAAACTCGGGCGAAACTTCCTGCAGGCGCTTGATCAGGCGGACGCGCTCCTCGACCACCGGCAAGGGGCCGAACATGTCGAGCCGCGCCTCAGGCGCCAGAACCGCAAGCCAGCGCAGCGCCAATTCCAGCGACGGCGCGCGGCGGCCCATCTCAATCGAGGTGAGGTGCAGCCGGGTGATGCCGATCTTCGCGGCGAAGTCCCGTTGCATCATGCCGGGATATTTCTGCTGTCGCAGCGCCATCAGCTCTTGGAGGGGGGCTTGGCGCGGCGGGCGTTTATGCGGCTTTTGGTCCATCTGGACAAGATGCCGCTGGACCTGCTCTGTCGTCAATAGAATATTTGCGCTGTCCACAAGGTAACGACCGTTTTGTTAACTGTTAACAGGATCTGTAAACTGTTAACACGGGATCTGTAAACAGTTAACAGACGTGCGAATACTTGTGGACGACCCCTTATTACCGTTGACAGCTCGATGGCGCGGGGACAACCTGGGGCTTTGCGGGAGCGATCTTAATGAGCGATACTCAATCGACGGCGGCTGCGGTCCCTTACCAGTCGGCCGACGTTGCGCCGCCCTCGGAGCCGTCAACTGTCGCCGGGGGCGGCGGCCTGCTCGTGATGATCGAGCGGCTCGCCACCAATCCGCAGCTCAACATCGAGGTGTTCGACCGGCTCCTGACCGCGCGCCGCCAAGAGGAGGACCGCGCCGCCGAGCGCGCCTTCAACCTCGCGATGAGCCTCGCCAAGGGCGAGCTTCAGCCGGTCCTGAAAACACGCGACGTTGACTACCCGTCGAGGAAGGAGGGCGGCGCACGCACCAAGTACAAGTACGAAAGCTTCGCCGATGTCGCCAAGGTCGTCGACCCGGTGTTCGCCGCGCACGGCCTCGCCTACCGCTTCGCCGTCGAGCAGGGCGGCGATCTGGCCAAGGTCACCTGCATCATCTCGCACAGCGAGGGCTACAGCGACCGCGTCAGGCTGGAAAGCAAGGTCGACCCAGGCTCGACCGGCATGAGCTGGGTGCAGGCGCTGGGGACGGTCCTGACCTACCTGCAACGCTATTCGCTGCGCGCGGCCATCGGCCTCGCCGCTGGCGTCGACGACGACGGGCGCGGCGCGGGCGGAACATCGCCGAAGATCGTCCCCGAACAGGCCAACGAACTGCGCCAGCTTTTCGACGAGACGGGCCGCAGCCCGGCCGGGACGCTCAACCTCCTCGGCGTCGCTGAGATCGAGGACATGACCGTCGACCAGTTCATGCGGGTCAGGGCCGCGCTCAACCTCGCCAAGGCCGAGCAGAGGCGCACCAAGCCAGGGAACGACAATGCTCCAAGGAACTGACGAATGGCGCCAAGCGCGCTGCGGGTCGATAGGCGCGTCCGACGCGCCGCGCGTCGTGAGGCGCATCAAGAGCGGCGGCTACAGCGCGGATCGCGAGAGCCTGATGGCGGAAAAGGTTCTCGAACGCCTGACCTTGACGCCGTTCGAGAAGTTCAAGAGCGCCGCCATGCTGAGGGGGATCGAGCGCGAGCCTGAAGCGCGCCTGCTCTACTCGATGGTGCGCGGCGTCGAGGTCGAGCAGGTGGGCCTCGTCGAGCACACGTTCATCAAGGGCTCGCACGCCTCGCCCGATGGCTTCGTCTTGCAGTTCGGCGGCACGGCGATAGAGGGGCTGATCGAGATCAAATGCCCAGAGCCCGCAGCGCACCTCGACACGCTGCTCACCGAGACGATCAGCAACGACTACACCGTGCAGATGACGTGGCAGATGGCCTGCACCAAGCAGGCATGGTGCGACTACGTCTCGTTCAATCCCGACTTCCCGCCGCACATGCAGCTCTGGATCTCGCGCATCCACCGCGACGCGGGGCTCATCGCCGAGCTGGAGCGCGAGATCGCGCAGTTCATCAAAGAACTCGACCAGAAGGTCGACAAACTCTCACGCCGCTATGCGGTGGCGGCATGAGCATGGCCATGCAGTCCTATGCTGGGCGATGCATGGCGCGGCAGCGCGACGCGCGTCTCGGCAGGGCGATGCGGGGCGTGGCATGGCCCGGCGCGGCAAGGCAGGGCAACGCTGTGCATGGCGGGGCCGGGAACGGCAAGGCGCGGCTACGCGCGGCGAGGCATGGCAAGGCTCTGCGGGGCCGGGCAGGGCACGGTCTGGCATGGCCTTGCGCGGCGCGGAGATGCTCGGCGAGGCGAGGCTTAACAACGAAAGGAAAAGCGCATGTTCATCGAGATTGAAGTAGCAGGAACCACACCGTTAATTTGCAACCGTTTTACTGACGAGGCGGCGATGGCCTCGACCAATGGCGACCGGGGCTCCTCGGCCGGAATGGATCGCGGCACGCCGCTGGAGATCGCGGCGTCGAAGCTCTACCTCGGCGTCGGCGGCAAGCCGATGATCCCGTCGCCCAACTTGCTGCGGTCCATCGTCGACGGCGGCATGCACACGAAAATCGGCAAACGGCAGATCACGACGGCGCGCTCGTCGTTGCTGTACGCCTGCCTGTCGATTGAAGCGGCCGAGATCGATATTATCCACGACCAGCCGTGGAAGGTCGACACGCGCCCGGTTCGCATTCCTTCGACCGGCGGGCGCATCCTCTGCCACCGGCCCATGTTCGATGACTGGAAGCTCGCGTTCGAGGTCGACCTCGACACGACCATTCTGAACGCGAAGCTCCTGCGGCAGATCGTCGACGATGGCGGTAAGAGGGTCGGCCTGGGCGACTTCCGGCCGGTCTGCAAAGGCCCGTTCGGCAAGTATCTCGTCACGCGGTGGGCCGAGCAGCAGGCCCAGGCCACGACGCGACTGGCGGCGTGAAATTCCCTGGCAATGCGGGGCGAGGCAGCGCGTGGCGAGGCAAGGCGTGGCTATGCGCGGCTCGGCATCGCAAGACCGGGCTATGCCGGGCGTGGCGACGCGAGGCGTGGAGTGGCGCGGCTACGCGCGGCAAGGCGTGGACCGGCGCTTCGCGGAGTGGCGAGGCAAGGCGCCGCCGGGCCGGGCGAGGCGCGGCGTTGCATGGCGTGGTCCGGCGAGGCCAGGCAAGGCAAGGAACTTTTGAAATCATGACCCGCAGCGGCCAGCCAAAACCCACTACTGCCGGGTAGCGCCCATGTTGCGTTTCACGTGGAACGGCGCAGCGATGATCCCGACGAAGCTCCTGGCGGCGGTCAAGGCCTACGAGCCGGGCCGCCGGTACTGGCTTGAGGAGGTGAGCGACCGGAGCTGGATCAGCCACCGGCATGAGTTCGCATTCGTCGCCAATGCCTGGGACAATCTGCCTGAGGCGCTCGTCGAGACGTTCCCGACGAGCGAGCATTTGCGCAAAGCCGCGCTGATCGCCACCGGCTGGTATCGCGAGATGATCATCGAGGCTGGCAACGCGGCGGCGGCGCTGCGGGTCGCCGCCTACGCGCGCAGCAAGGACGAGTTCAGCCATGTCGTCACGCGCGGCCCGACGGTCATCGTGCGCTGGGCGCGCAGCCAGCGCATGCACGGCCAGGACCGGATGGACAAGGCCGAGTTCCAAAAGTCGAAAGACGACATCCTGCACTGGATCTCGCAATTGATCGGCGTCGATCCTGAGCGCCTCAGGGGGGCGGCGTGATCCGCATCGCGTTCTCGTCGGCCTCGAAGCGCGCCATCACGCTCCGCGCCACCGACTTGAAGGGGCGCATATGGTGCGAGCTGTGCGGCGTCGAGTGCTTGTCGCGCGCCGACTACGAGATCGATCATGTGGTGGCCGAGGGCATCCTGCCCGCCAATGACAACCGGCCCCCGCTCACCGCCGAGGACGGAAAATTGTTGTGCCTGAAGTGTCACGACAAAAAGACTAGGCGCGACGTGCGCGAGATCTCCAAGACCAAACGCCTGGAGGGCAAGCACCGGCCCATCGACGGCGGCCCGACGGAGATCGCCCGGCGCTACCGCATCCGCCAGGAGCCCCACAGATGACCGTACGCGGCCTTTGGCTCGCTTTGGCTCTATTTGGCTCCGCGCCGACGGAGGCGGCGGCTCACTGCTATTCCCGCTGGCACTACCCCAGGCCGCAGCGGTGCCAAGTTGAAGGCCGAGTAGCGCGAGAGATGGCGCGCTGGCCTCAAGCGCCAAGTCGGCGAGTGGCGCAAATAACCCCGACAGTCGGCGAGCAGGCTATTCTGCCATCATCTCCCCCCCTGCTGCGCCGACACAATCCCGAAAGGGGACACAACCCGACAAAATTTCGCGAAGTTCTGTCCCCCCTCGCCATATCAAATCAGGAACATGCTGCGAACAAACTAGGTATCCTCCTTCCCAGCCTCGCCAGCGCCGATCTCGACGGCGGCGAGGCGGATGAGCCCACCCGCGCAAAGGTCCTGCTACGGGCCGCCATGGAGGCGTTGGATGCCCACTAAGGTCAATGGTCCCCTGATCGAGGACTACAAGCGGGCGCTGAAGGCGGCGAAGTGGGCGGGCGTCAAGGCGGTGCGCATCGAAATCGGCCAGGGGGCTATTGTCCTGATCATGGATGATACTTATCTGGAGAAGTTGGCGTTGGGCCAACCTCCCGCACAGGAATTAAACGGGGAGGGGAAGCTGCCAAAGCCGAACTGGTAAGGGACTGAAAATGCAAACCGTTTCGCGTAAGCAGGACGACAACAACCATTGCACCCAGGCCTTTGGGCAGGGCCGCCGCAGGCCGAAAGGCCTGCACGCCGAAATCGACTTTCGCGGCAATCCGATCTGGACCTATCGCGAAGGCCATGGGCCGCGCATCCGCATCAACGAGGCGTTCGGCACCCAGGCGTTCGAGGAGGCCTACTACAAGGCCCGCCTGACTTACGGCCATGCCGATGCGCCCGTCGAGGCCCCGAAGCCGTTCGGCCTCGCGCCCACGAACCCCGCCTCGCTGGCGTGGCTGATCGACCAGTTCCTGCGCTCGCCGGGCCAGCGCCAGATGGCCGAGGGGACGCAGAAGCAGCGCCGCAACGTCCTGGGCCGGATCGCCAAGAAGAACGGCTCGGTTGCGTTCCGCGCGATCAACGACGACTGGGTCAGGGGGCTGCGCGACCTGATCGCCGCCACCGGCAAGCTCACCGCCGCCAACGCCGCCATCGCCCATCTGAGGCTGGCGTTCGACTGGGCAATCGAGCAGAAGCACGTCGCCAAGAACCCCTGCGTCGGCGTCAAGGGCGTGAAGCACAAGGGCGGCACCAACCACGTCTGGAGCGACGCGGAGGCTTCCCGGTTCGAGCAGGCCTACCCGCTCGGCTCGCGCGAGCGGCTCGCCTACGCGCTCCTGCTCTACTCAGGCCAGCGCGGCGTCGACGTGGTCAAGATGGGCCGCCAGCACATCCACGCTGGCCTGCTGTCGGGGATCAGCGCGCAAAAGACCGGGAAGCCCATCGAGGTGCCGGTCCTGCCGGTCCTGCAGGAGGCCATCGACGCCTGCCAGGAGAAGGGCGACTTGACCTTCCTCCTCGATCCCAACACGGGCGCCCCGTTCGGGATCGAGCGGTTCGGCCGGTGGTTCCGCGCCGCCTGCGACAAGGTGGACGTGCCGAACTGCACGCCGCACGGCCTCAGGCACCTGGGCGCCACCCGCTTGGCGTCAAACGGCTGCAAGCACCAGACGCTGCAGGCGATCTATGGGTGGAATTTGCAGACGGCGATCCGCTACACCCAGACCGCCGAACACGCCGCCACCGCGAAGGCCGAAATCCACCTCTTGGCCAAGCGCGCAGCGTGAGGGGCGTCCTCACCATCATCCAGGTCGACGGGGCCGTCAGTTCGGAAGAGCTGGCGGCCCCGCCTGCTTTGGAGGACCTCCAGGGCGGCGTAGGCGGCTACATCGAGCTGGTCCCATACTTCACCAAGTACAAGGGCAGGCCGTGCGTGGCCTTCTGCGACGAGGACGGCAAGCGCAAGGGCCTCCCCGTCAACCAGCGCGCCACCTCTCTCTGGCACGCCCTGGTGGCTGCTCTGCGTGGCCGCGATGTCCTCGTCGGCCCCATCGTGATCATAACCGGCGACCGCGAACTCATGGAGGAGCTGTGATGCCCAAGCGAAAGCCAGACCCCAACTGCTGCCTCTGTGGACTGCCCTACGAGCGGATCGGCAACAACCCGGCGCCGCTCGCGCAGAAGGGGCGCTGCTGCGACGCCTGCAACGAGGTCGTCATCGGAGCGCGCATCGATCCGAAGGGGGCCTTGGCCGAGGTCTCGCGCATCGAGGCGGCGCTGCTGCGCATCAACTCCGCGCCGTTGCGCGAGATCGCCATCGCCGCGATGTGCGCCGCGCACGGCCCCGATCTATGGGCCATGCGCAAGGGCGGGAGGGCGCTGCTCAGAGAGCGGATTGAAGCTCACGAACACGACGGCGAGTGAAGCTCCCCCAGGCCATCGCGACCGCGCCGATGATCAGCATCGCCCAGGTCGACGGCTCAGGCACGCCGGTCGTCATCGACTGGTTGAAGCCGGTGACTGACCCATCAGCCCGCAACGCCAAGGCTGCTCCTTCGGTCATGCTGAACGGCGCGGAGGCGTCGAAGGCGGCGAGCCTGGAGCCAGAGAAGCTGTCGGGATCGGTGACCGCATGGCCGCTCACCGTCTCAAGCAGAGAGCCCGGCGTGTTGGTGGGGTTCGCCCCTTGCGTGTCGGTCACGTCGGCCCAGAACTTCAGCGTGCTGTCGGGGGCGCCGACGTTGGCGTTGAAGGTCAGCGAACCGGAGTTGCGGACGAAGCTGACCGGCGCGGTGAAGCCCGTGTCGCTGGCGAGCAGCGTGACGGTGATCGGCACGCCGAGCGTGTCCTCGATGTTGCTCGACGAGAGCTGCAGCGAGTTGTGCGCCCCGAAGGTCGACTGGGTGAGCGTGAGCTGGACGAACGCGCCGCCGACGGTCGTGTCGACGGTGAGCAGGTTGTTGGCCCCGCCCGACTGGTCGCACGACAGCTCGCCGTCGAAGCAGGTGAAGGTCGAGCCGCCAGACCCGATGCTGAGTTGCAGGCGGGCGTGGGCGGGCGCGGCGCCGAAGGCGAGCGCGAGCGCGGTGGTCAGAAGGAGAGTTTTCATGATGAAGAGCCCCTGGTCGAAGCGGTCGAACAATGCTCGACTGTAGCTGTTCGTCATGACAAGGGCGAGAACTATAAAATCCCGCACCAAAAACCGTGCGGGATTTATTTCAGTAAGAGGTTGTTTTCATTGAGGGCAGTTTGGGCTGCGGATTTAAACGCTAAAGCTGACAATCGAGAGAAAACAAGGGCTTAAGCAAAAATCTCCCGCACATCGCCCTAAGCAAATCCCTACGGCCCCAGCCTCGAAATCCCGCACCTTGGCCCGTGGGCGCAAATCTTTGGCCCGCATTAGCATGGCGCTACGCGGGCGACGTGTTATATGTTGGCCCAAGGACAACATAGGAAGGGCCAACGATGACCGCGTACTACGTGGCGGCGGGCAACCGCTACTTTTGGCAAACCCTCGGCGTTCAGGCGACGAGCGCCGACGCCGCAGCCGAGGCGTTCCGCGCCTACCTCGCCGCGCCCGCGCAGCAGACGGCCGAGGCCTACGAGCTGGAGCAGGCCGAGCAATTCGGGTCCGACGGCTCCGAGGGCGAACTCGACCGCGCGAGCTACGTCTACGACTTCGACGACGGCATCATCGAGGAGTGCGACGAGCCCGACGCGCCCAAGGTCGGCGAGACTGTGCGCATGCTCGACAGCGGAGGGAACGGCTGATGGCTCTCCAATTAGGCGCGCTCCGCGAGGCGCTGCTCGACGCGGGCGCGAGTACGGAGAAGGCCGACAAGGCCTCCGAGGAATTAGCCGGATACGACAGCGACCTCAAACTGCTGAAATGGATGGTCGGCGGGCTCTACGCCGTGCTGGTTGGCCTCGGTCTGCCCGCTCTGTGGCTGCTGCTGCGCCTCGCGGCGAAAGCGGGGGCGCTACCGTGATAACGCCCCCACTCGCCGTGCCGAGCCAGCCGATGCCTCGCAGCTCCGCGCGCCGCCTAGCAGCGCCTTGCCGCTCCTGGCCGCGCCGTGCCAGCCATGCGCCGCCCTACGGACTGCGCCGTTAGAAGTTAGCCCCCTGACAACTGGAGATCAACCATGCAAACCATCGCGACCATCGTCATCGTCATCGCTTGCTTAGGCACTGCGCTGGCCGGGATCGTTTGGGCGGTCCAGATCTGCAGGAACTGGCTCCAACGCGCGACGGCGCTAATACGGCAGCATTGCCCTTAGGTTTTGCAACGCGGTCTGGGCGTTGCCCCAGTTCGGGGACGCCGCCAAGTTCCCCAAGTTCTGGCCAGCGTCTGTCTGGGCTGCGGCTGGCTGTCCGCCGATAATCACCTGCTGGATAGCCTGCTTAAGCCAAGGTGGCGGATCGGGTATGGAGCTGATCACGTTGCCTGCCTTTTCGGCGAAAGGCTTCACGAAGTTCTCGCTGAATTTGTCGGCCATCCACCCCGTTCCAAAGTCGCCGCCGACTTTGTAGCCAATTCCCGCTGGGGCCTTCTCGATCCCATAGCGTACAATCGGGGCGACACTGCTTGGCTTCACGCCGCCGAGGATCTTGGCCGCCACGCCCGTCTCAGCGCCCGTGCGCGCGTCGGCGCCGATGGTCGACCAATCGTTCCCCTGGTTGAAGCTCGACAGCCCTCGATCTACGACGCCCTGCACGATTGGGCCGCCGAACCTGTTCAGCAACATATCTGGCGGCGTGAACTGAGCGCCGATGTCAGCGATGGCCTTCTGTGCTGGCGGCATCTGCGCGTCCATCTTCTGACGCTGGGCGCGCAGCGTCACCAAGTCGCCGCCGCCCACCGCCGACGTGATTGGATCGGCGGCGTTTTTGAGGACGTTGTTGGTGAAGCGGTCGACGATGTTGTGTTCCCCCTGCGAGCCAGGACCCCAGCCAGGGCCGAACACTGACCAGAAATTGCCCCCCGGCGGCGGATAGGACACGCCCGGCGTCCCCCGGTTCGTCAATCCAAAATGAAACTGCCCCAGATCGAAGCCGCCGGGGGCCGGGGCGTTGGGATCGGCGCTCGATTGCGGAGGAGGCGGGGCAGACGCCTTCGGTGCAGCAGCCGTCTGTGGCGCCGCAGGCGCGGCAGGCGTCTCGCGGGTTCTGAAATGCTCCTCGCCGGAAAATGCGCCCATCTCACAGCCTCAGGTTTTGCAGGGGCTTCACATCGTAGTTGTTGGCGCGTGCGATCTTGATCAGGATTTGCCGCTCCTTTTCGGGGTCCTGCGCCGCCTTCATCTTCGCCGTCGCCTGGGCGATGTCGTCATTGCTCATCGGCATGGTCTTTTTGCCGAAGGGGTACATCGAGCCGCCCGGCAGGTAGGCGTCATTGATCAGCGGCTTGGTGTAGTCGGGCGCGTTCTCCGCTTCGCCCGCCGCGCCGTAGCCGTTGCCGAGCGCCTGATCAGCGGAGGTGATTGTCGTCTTGACGCCGTCGAGGTACCTGTCAAACCCCTTCCTGAGGTTTGTCATGTCATTTAGACCGGCGTTGAGTTCGGACACGTCGGATTGGCCGCGCCTCGGAGCGCGCTGGCCGAGCGTGCCGTACAGCGATTTCGGATCGGTCGTGGCCCTGACCTCGTCGAGGACAGCCTTCTCTTCCGGGGACAGCGCCGCGCCCAACGCCTGCGTCGTTAGATCCTTCGGATCGGCTGAGAGATAGGCCTGCGCGCCCGGCTTCGATAGGGCGCTCTTGAGCAGCGCCTGCTTGGCCTGATCGTAGTCATCGGGATTGTTGGGATTGCCGCCGGGCTTGAGGCCGATGATGTTGCCGAGGTGGCCGCGCAGCTCGGTGATGTTCTGCTCGTAGCCCTTGTGGAGCTTGTCGCGCGCGTCCTCCTGATCCTTGACCATCTCGCCCTGCTTGGCTTTCCAGAGCCCGTAGGAGGAGGGGTTGTTGTCGCCCCACGGGTACGGCTCGCCGGGATGGTCGCGATCCCACATGATGCGATCCGTTTGCCAGCTCTTGGTCGTGGCGTCGCCGCCGCCAGCGCCGCCAGAGATGATGAACGGCAGGTAGTTGCGCTGCCAATCCTGTTCGGCGGCCTCTGGCGTCTGGCCCTGCGCGACGGCTCCCTTGATGAACATGTCGTGTTTCGCCTGGATGTCGCGCGTCTCGGTCGTCGGCTCCGACGCCTTGACGAGATCAGGGCCGCGACCGGCCATGATCTCCGCGCGCACGGTCCCCTCGTCCATGTTGAGCTTCTGCGCGATCTGAGGCGCCTGGGCGAGCAACTGCTGCTGCGCCGCCATCTGGTTCTGGGTGTTGTAGAGGCTCATCAGGTTGCCAACCGTCTGGCCCGCATCCTGGCCGCCGCCGGTCAGGGACTGCATGATGGCTTGGCGCATGCTGGGCGGCGAGTGGTTCGCGGCGATCAGCGCCAAGCCGCTATTAAACCCCTGCATCGCCTGATCGCGCTGCTGCATCTGCATGTAGAGGCTCATCAGGTTCGGCGGATTGGCGAGCGTCTGGTAGCTCGCCGACATGTCGGGCGACGACTGCAGCACAGTCGGCTGCGGCTGCGAGCCGGGAGGCGCGGGTTGTCCTGGCGCTGGGTTCGGCGCGTTGGGATCGGCGGCAGCGGGTCCAGCAGGCGCAGGGGGGCTCGCGCTTGGAGGACCCGCGCCTTGCGGAGGCGCTCCTTGGGGCTGCTGCCCAGAGAGCATCGCCGCGAGCTGCCGAGACGGATCGGGCTGGCCAGATAATGCCCACAATAAATTTGCTATACCGGCCACGTTCTTTATCCCTTAAGGTTGGCCCGCCGGTAACACGGCAATGGCATGGCGGTGCTCGGCGGTGCGAGGCCCAGCAGTGCAGAGCGGGGCAAGGCAGCGCAGGGCTTGGCGCGGCAAGCCAAGGGAGGGCCGAGCCCGCAAGGTTCGGCCCTCTTCATTGTTGCGGCCGGTTCTGGATGCCGCGCAAGGCGTTCAAAAAGTTTGCGTTCATTCCTTGCCCTGCGCCCGCCTGCTGCAGGAAGGCGTTATTCACACCGCCAGACGGTTGATAGCCGGTGACCTGCGGCACGGTCGCGCCCTGCGTCTGCACGCGGCCGGGGTTGGCCAAGGCGTTGATCGCGGCCTGCCAGTTGTTGGGCGGCCCGCTCGCCTGCTGCTGCGGCGCGGCCTGCTGCTGCATGCCCGCCGCCTGCCCCGGCATCTGCCCAGGCTGGGCGAATTGCTGGTTACGATACAGCTCCTGCGCCTGCGGGCTCATCATGCCGCCCCAGTTGGCCATGCCGAAGGCTTGGTTGCCAGACGGGTTGAGCGGGGACCGTCCCGCAAGCTGGCTCGGCTGCAAGCCGTATGTTTGGGGCGCGGCGGCGGGCGCGGCGGGCGTCGTGTTGATGCTCATGCCGCCGGGGTTGGCTTGCTGCCATTGCTGGAACGACTGGATCGGCTGGCCGGTCGCGGCGTTGACCGGCCCTCCCGCTCCCGTGTTGTAGGTCGGCGGCCAGGGCAGCGCGGCGTTGTTGTAGTTGGAGAACTGGTTCGACTTCTGCGTGGGGTCGAACATGGTCGGATCGACCATCCACATGTCGGTGAGCTGGGCCATATTCTGAGCCATCACATGCTCCCTTACTGTCGAGCGTACATGTCATAGGGCGAAAGCGAGCCGCTCATCAGCGCCATCTGCAATTGGCCGGGCGAGTTGAGCGTCGTCCCCGGCATCGCGGGCATGCCGGTCGCTTGGCCGGGCGCCATCGGCTGGATCGTCGACTGGATCGTCGAGGGGACGACAGGCTGGACGCCGCCGCCGCCGAACGCGGCCAGCGTCGGCTGCATCATGTAGCCCTGCTGGGCGAGCGCGTTCTCCGCCGCTCTGGCGCCGAACGTGTTCTGGCCGCCCGCCCCCATCATCATCGGGCCGCCCATCGCCCGCGCGGGGGGAGCCTGCATGAGCTGCATCGGCTGCGGCTCGTCGGCCTGACCGCCGTCCCCGCCCGCGCCCTTGCCCCCCGGCGTCAGCGGCTTCAATGCGCTCGCCAATTGGCCCGCCAAGCCCCCTGATGGCGCTGCGGGCTGTCCTGGGGCGGCAGGAGCCGCAGGGCCGCCAGCGGGCGTCGTAGAGGCTGCTGGAGGGTTTATGGCGTTCGACTGGATCACGCCGAGGGGCTGGGACGTGTCGATGCCTGGATATTTGGCCAGGACCGCGTTGACGGTCGACGACGCCCAGCGGTTGAGCGGGATCTGGTTCGCCACCGCGATCTGCACGTCGCGAGGCGCGCTGTCGGGCGTGGGGTACTTCTTGAGGTCGACGCCCGCCTTGGGAGCGAAGTCGGTCCACGTGCCGGTCGTGATCTGGGCGTTGCCCTGCGCCTGCCCGCTCGATGTCGTCTGGCGGGTGTTGTTGATGTTGCGGTCGCCGCTCTCGGCATTGAGGACGATGTCCAGCGGGCTCGAGTTGAGCGAAGTCCCCGGCGTCGTCGAGGCGACGCGCGTCGGCGCAGCCGTCGGGCCGGTGTAGGCGATGGCGCCGGTCGCGGGCGCGGGCTGGCTCTGAGGCCGCCAGTTGGCGAGATGGTACTCGTTGATGTCGCTGGCGAGGTCGCCGCCCAGTTGGATGTGGCCCTTGTCGCTCATGCCGATCCCGCTCAGGCCGTAGGTCGGGGCCATGGCCTGGAGGCGCGCATAGTCGTTTGGGTTCGTGAGATTGAAATCGGCGGCGAGGCCGTAGTTGTGGAACGAGCGCCACGGCGCTGCGACGACGGAAGGCGCTTCGACGTTCGGGTAAGGCAGCGGTTGCCCGGCGACCTTCGCCTGATGATTGGCGTACATCTGCCCCTGGTACTCAGGCGAGCGATAGCCTGAGACGAGACTGTTCCCGATGCCCTCCTTGTTCAGCGCCTCGCGGAGCTGGCCGAGCCTTAACGAGAATATTGGATTGAGGTCGCTGAAGTCAGCCACGCAGGCCTCCCGCGACGCGCGGCATGGGCATCTGAGGCCGCATGCGCTGCGGTCGCATGTTCGCGCCGAGCGCGCCGTTGAGCCCCATCGGCTGCGGCGGCGCGAGCGCCCCCGGCACCCGCGTGGCGAATGCGCCATTGGCGCCCGGCATGCGCTTCGGCCGGATCGCAGGCCCGTTGTCGTTCGCGGGCATCGCGCCCATCGGCGGCCCGGCTTGATTGAGCGCGTTCATGTTGACGGTATGCAGCGCCTGCCCGGTGGGCGCATGCACGCCCACCGTCTGGACCGCGTGCGGCGCGACCTGCATCGCGTCCTCGGCCATCGGCCCGGTGACCTTGGGGAAGCTCTTCGGATCGCCCTTATAGCGATAGCTGTAGAGCGGCAGGCCCGTCGCCGGATGGGTCCCAACCTTGGTGATGTCGGTCTTGAGATGCCGGTCTGAGCCGCCGCCGAACAAGGCCGCCAACCCGGTCAACGCGCTTGTGCCGCCAGCCGGTGCGGAGGCCAGACTGCCGAGCGACTGCAAGCCGCCCGTGATATCGGCCATGAGCGACGGGGTCGTCGTCTGTTGCGTCTGCCCGGTCTGCGAGCCCATGGTCGTCGAGCCGTAGGGCGTCATGCCGAGCGCCGATTGCAGGACGCCGAGCTGCTGGCCGGGATAGGCGTTCGCCTGATTGAACTGGTTCATCTGCGCCTGGATCTGGTTTTGCGCCTGCTGCTGCTGCTGCGCGCCAGCGGTGCTTTCCTCCAAGAATTGCTGGCGCTGGTTCTGTTGCGCCTGCGAGCCGAGCGAGCCGAGCCCGCCCGCCGCCTGGATCAGCGAATTGATGTTGGCTTGGTTGGCGTTCTGGTTGCCCTGCGCCGCCTGGAGGTTGCGGCTGATGTCGCCGGTCGCCGCCGCCTGCGCCTGCTGGAAGTTGGCTTGGTTCAACTGGCTCGCCATTTGGCCGATGTTGAGCGCGCCCTGCGCTTGCGCCACGCCCTGCTGCACGCCCTGCCGCGAGCCGCCGAAGGCGTTCGCGCTGTTCGCCTGATTGGCCTGCTGGTTCTGGGCGAGCGCGTTCTGCTGCTGCATCAGCGGCAGCGTCGCGTTGATGACGCTCTGCGTGTACGGGTTCATGTAAGGCTGCAGGTTGGTGTTCGAGAGCTGCTGCGCGTTGACCTGCGTCGCGGGCGTCCCGGCCGCCGTGAGATAGCCAGCCTGCGCGGCGTTGTACTGATCGGCGCCCGCGCCGCCGCTGGTCGCCGCCAAGTTCCAGGCTTGCTGGGTTTGCGGGCCGATGTCAGCGACCTGCTGTCCGCTGAACTGGGTCAAGGGCCTCATGGCGATATTTTCCGCGAGCGCATAGTTCTGCTGCGCGGCTTGATTGACCCACGGCGGCAACTGCGTCTGGCTGATGTTCTGCTGCTGCGAGGAAGTGTCGGTCGAGCCGGAACTGCCCATTTCAGAGTTCCTTCACGTAGAGATGGTTCGTCGACTTCAGCCGCCAGCCGAAGCGGCGGAAGCTTCCTTCGCGCAGCCAGCCGAGCCGCCCATAAGTCGAAAGCAACCCAGCGTTGACCTCGTCAGCGTAGGCCAGAATTTTGGCGTGTAGGGCGTCCACATCGGCGAGATCGCCTACATAGGCGACCAGCTCTAACTGCCGCGCCCGTGGAAAGTCGGCGACCTTCGTGATCGCCCAACTGTTGCCTTCGACGAACGACTGCATGCGCCCTTCGGCTATCGCGATCAAAATGTCCGACAAGAGGTACGTTCCGCCCATCCTGTCGAGTAGACGGCTCAATTTTCGATGGTAGGATGCAGCGTCGTCACGGTACGGCAAGGCATGGCTCGGCATGCCTGGGCTAGGCAGGGCTGGGTCTTGCTTGGCGCGGCTTGGCAGAGCAAGGGGGGCGGCTTCGGCCGCCCCAACCGTTTCAAAGTCTGTCATGGCTGGCCGCTCCCGGCGGGAACGAACGTCATCACGACTGTCGGCCCTGTCGGCGGCGAACCAGCCGTCGCCTTGATTGTCAGCATGTAGACCGCGTTCGGCAGCGGGGCGCCCGTCGCATCATGGGCCTGCAACAGGACGCCCGGCAGCGCCTGATGCGCGGAGAGCTTGTCACGGAAGCCATTGCGGCACCACAGTGCGAAGGTGCGCAGATAATTGGTCATGGTCGCGCTCACATCCGGCATCGACGGCAGATCCGGCGGCGGCTGCTCGGTGGGGGCGGTGGGTTGAGACGCCATCAGCGATCTCCTCTCGGCACAGCGTCGATCAGATGCTGCCCCAATGTGAACGGTTGGATGACCGGCGACGCCACATCGATGCGCAGGCGGATGTCGCGGCCGGTCTGGCGGAAGTCGACATAACCGTCCTGGCGCACCGGCTGGAGCGGCGACTGCAGCTCAGGCGAGCCCAGCGAGCGCGAGTTCCGGTAGAAGATCGAATAGCGCAAATTGCCGATGGCGTTGGCGGCCGAGATGTCGTCGGGCGCGTCGAGCGCCTCCACGTCGGGGATCATCTGCTTGACGGTGATCAGGCGCGAGCCGCCGAGGATGTTGAGGTCGAACGTCTCGGCGAACGGCAGTTGCACCGGGATCGAGGCGTTGGCGTAGGTCACGCCCACTTCATGCTGGAAGGCGACAGTGTCGTCGGCGAAGATCGGGTGCGCGGTGTAGGAGCTGGTGATGCCCGCCGAGCGCGACAGCCTGCACTGGCTGAACCATCCCTCTTTGTAGTTGTAGACCGCCGCCCGCGTGTTGGTCGAGCTGTTCAGCGTCGGGTAGAACCACCACCACTCATTGAACTCGCCGAGGTGGCAGGCGAAAGAGAGTTCGCGCACCGCGATGGGGTCGAGGCTGTCGTCGATCCAGGGCCGCACCATGCACGGCACCGGCACGACCGATGTGCCGTCGTAGGAGAACATGCCCTGCTCGGACATCCACAACGTCAGCGCCGACGTGGTCGTCATCGACTGCGGCGACCAGGGCGTCGTGCCGTCGGCCAGCTCGGTCGAGTTGTAGACGTAGGGCAGGCCGAGGAAGCGCGAGGCATAGACCTTCTTGCCGGTCCAGAAGATCACGCCGACGCGGGTGGCGAGCGCGCAGATGATCGGCGACGCGGGCTCGATGTCGAGGAACCCGGCCTGCGAGGTGACGTTGGAATAGTCCCACGCGCCGGGGTTCTCCTGGTCGCACCATGCGAACCTTCGGCTCGATCCGCCGCCGCTCGTCCCGTCCTGGGTCGAGCCGAAGATCATCACAAATCTTTCCGGCGTGATGACGAAGCAGCGCCCGTGCGGCACCGGGCCAGCGGCGCCAGAGGCGGGTTGAACATGCGCGAGATTGAAGAAATACAGCGCGGCGCCCGATGCGCCAGCCGCCAGAGCGTTGGCGGTCAGGATCAGATTGGTTCCGACATAGCTCGACACTGAGCCAATCTGCTGAATGTCGCTCCAGACCTGCATCCCCGGCAAAACCGTGCCTGGGTTGGCGACCATGGTGATGTTGGGCGACGTGGTCGTGAACGCAGCAGTCGTGGCGAGGGTAATGTTGCTGCTCGGATCTCCCGCCCCTGGGTCCCACGTCAGGAGCCGACTGTCGGCGCTCGTCATAGCGTAGAGAATGGAGCCAAAATTATCGAGCGAGTAGACGTCGGGAACTTTGGTGATGGCGACCGAGCCGGGGATCGAGCGTTCCGTCCCGTAGTCATCGACATTGTAGAGGCCGTCGCCAAAGCCGCCCACCAGCCCGCTGGGCGCGACGATGCCGTCGACGGGCGAGATCTCGGTCAAGGTCCCGCCCGTGTCGACGTAGAGGTTCGTCTCGCAGAGATAGGCGATGTGGTATTGGCCATCGAGGTCAAACCAGCCGTGGATCTTTTTGCAGCGGCTGGCGAACTGATATTGCTCGACACCGCCGACGATGTTCGAAAGCTGCGCCTGCCCGCCCATCGGGCTCAGTTGGCCCTCGCGCCAGCGCATGAAGTTGACCTCTGCCCAGTTCGAGGACTGCATCTTCTTCGTCGCCATCGAGACGACGCCGGGCGGGATCTGGACCGGGCGAAACTGCGTGCTCATTGGTACCGGATGACGAAATTGACGGCGACGTAGGGCGGGATGATCAGCATCGCCGCGCCTGAGCCGGTGTTGTTGGTGGTCGAGGGGCCTGGGGTCGCTGGGTTGACGGTGATGGCAGGCTGCGCCGCCTGAAGGTTGGTCACCGCGCTTTGGATCGAAATGCCAGTGCTCGCCGCGTTGGTCGACGTGCCAGCCGGTGTAAATCCAGAGCCAGCCGCAAAATTGACGCCGCTCGCCGTTCCGCCGACGTTCAAACTATGCACATGGGTGGGATCGTTGACGCCGTGCGTGTGGCCTGGATCTGGGTGGACGTGCGCGGGCTGAGACGCTGTGTGCGTATGAGAAACCGGCGTGATGGCGTGCGCGTGCGCAGGCAGGTGAGCAACGTCAAGTGTGTAGGTAAACGACCCGCCAGCGGAACCCACTGGCAGAGAACTGGCAACCTCCGCTCCAATCGGAAACGCCGCTTGCAGGTTGGGCAGGTTGAAGTTCGCGCCAGAACCGCCGTAGGCGTAGCCGATGACCGCGAACAGGGCAGCATAAGCTCCAGTGGTGGCGAGCGACGAGCCGTCGCAGATCAGCCAGTTCGTCGGCGGCGCGGGACCGGCGAACATCTTGACGTCGCCGATGTCCGAGCCCGCCACAACGATGGCTTGCTGGTTGGCGAACACCTGGGCGTCGACCTTCTGGGTCGTCGCGTTGAGCGTCGCGCCCCAGGTGTTGGCCGACGCGCCGGGGTCAGGCATCGTCCAGCCGAAATTGGCCGTCGTCGTCTCAGCCACGGCGAACCTCCCTCATCGCACCCGCCTTGCTCTGATTGTTCCCTGCGCCGCGCAAGTCCCGCCGGTAAAACCGGCTTGCGCCACCAGATAGACGGTCGTTGTCGCGGCGAGCGAGACGCGAAGGCTTCCGGTCGGTAATGTTCCGGCGCTGACCGTCTGGCCTGTTGCGATGAAAAGGTTGACGCCATCGTAAGGGGTGGCCGGGACGTTCGCGGAGGTTGTGGAAAGGGCTGCGCACATGATCTGACCGGCGGTCGAAAAACCAAAGTTGACCCATCCTTCAACGTCCCAATCGCCCGCCGTCAGGCTGAGGGTTGTGATGTTTTTGTTGACTGCAGTGGTCAGCGCCACATTGGTGAGTTGGTCGGCTCGCACAAATTCGCCAACCGCCCCGGCATTGGCGTTGTTGGCGGCGGTCGTCCCGACGATCCCCGCCGTCTGGCTGACCGTCAGCGCCCCGGTCATGGTCCCGCCCGCCAAGGCCAGCCGCGACGTGTCGGACGGATGAACGTGATCGGCCCGCGCCCACGTCGTCCCGGTCCCGACAGCGGCGGCCCCATTCATCGCGGGCGTGGTCGATGAGGCGACCGGCAATGCAGCGGTCACCTGCGCCGCCGTTTGGTAGCCGCTGGGGTTGGCCGCCGCATAACGACTGGTGTCGGTCGGATGGATGTGATCGGCGCGGGCGTAGGTTGTCCCGGTCCCTACCGTCGCCGTCCCGTCCATCGCAGGCGTAGTCGAGGAGGGAGCGGGTATAGCGTTGGAGACGCTCTTGACCGTGCCGTCGATGCCGTCGAGGTCGGTGTTGATGTAGCCGCCCCAGGCGTCGAGCGACGCGCCGACGGTCGGCTTGACCCAACCGTAGTTTGCGGTCAGCAATTCGCCCGTGCGCGGCTCGACCTCGTCAGCCATTGCAAAGTTCGCTTTCTTCCCAATCGACCGGATCGCACGGCTCAGTCGGCGTCCACATCGAGGGCGGGCAAGGTTCGCTCGGCGCCCACGGCGGCGCGGCTGGCGTGTCAGGCGCCCATAGCGGGCCTGAAATTAGCCCGCTGGCGGCCAAGACGATCTGGAGAGGCAAATCCCCTTCGACATCGGCCGTGCCTGTCAGCGTGGCGCCCAGGCCGATTTGAGAGGTAATCCCGCCCGCCAGCCCGACCAGCAGGCCCAGATCGGCGGCGAAGGTGACGACCGGCGCAAGGTCGCCGGTAAAGTCGTCGACGCCGCCGCTAAGGTCGCCCGCGAAGATCGGCGTGATAGCGCCGCTGCGGCTGTAAGATTTCGTCCCGTAGGCAAGCTTGCCGTAGGCCGAAGAGCCGCCAAGGTTGCCCGCCAGATCGACATAGTTGACCGGGATGGTAACAACCGAGATGTCGGCGGCGAACGCCAGCGATGGCGTTAAGTCGCCAGTCAGGCCGACGCTGAAGGCGAGCCCGGCGGAAAGAGCGACGACCGGCGCGAGGTCGCCCGCCAGATCCTGAGTGACGCCAGCGGGCGCATCCCACGCGCTGAACCCGCTTGGCGGGGCGTACTTCTGCGAGGCGGCGGTCGGCTGGAGGGTCCAGACGCCGCCATTCGACCGCACGATTGACATGCCCGCAAACAAGGGACCGACCGTCGCAGGCGTGAAAGACACGACCGGCAGCGAAGCGGTTGCAGGATTACTGCTATTCGACCACACATTATCTTGAGCGATCCATATGCTCCCAGCCGTAAAATCGACCGCTAAAGCAAAGACGACGCCAGCATTAGGCTGATAGCTCGGTAAAGATGAGTTATAATGTGAGGTAAAACCTGCGCTGACATTCGTTCCGTCGCCTCCCACAAGTATTCCGCAAGAATAGTTTGATTTGCCAAGACCGCCACCGATGGTAAGATTGATGGTAGAATTTGCTAAACCTATGCTCCACTGCCAATCGGTTAGGCTGGTGCTAACGGCGAACTCTATATACAACTTACCAGATGTCTTAGAGATTGAACTACGAATAGCGCCCCATGACGCTGTTCCCGGTTGCGCGACCGTCAGCCCGCCATTGCTCAACACCATGCCAGTGGCAGATGCGTCGCTCGCGCTCCAGACCGACGTGGCCATCGTCTCAGTTCGCCGTGATGGTGAGCGCGTTGGCGGCGAAGCGCGCCGTGTCGCCTGAATTGACCGCCTTGGGCGTGGTCAGCGCGCCCGAGCCTTGAAACGTCCCGCCGCTCAACGCCGTCCAGACGCCGAAATAGCCAATCGTCCCCCAGGACGCAGTCGCCGCCGGATAGGTGAGGATGGCGCTGTTCGAGGCGACCGTCGGATTATTCCCAGCGTTGGTGAAAGCGACCGGCCCTTGGCGCGCGTAAGCGCCGCCGGAAACTTCGCTCGCCCCGGTGTTGCCTGGATCGGCAGTGTGCAGCGACACGTAGGCGGTCGTGGTGAGCGGGGTGAGAACCGCCGCTTCGCCGCTTGAGGATAGGCCTGTCATTATCCAAAGCTCCTGTGGCGTGGTCTGGTGACGCGCGAGCCCGACGCCTTCGCGCCGAGGTGGGCGGCGTTCAGTTTCTGGATCATGTCCTCGGCGAGCTGCTTCATGTTGGCCGAGGACTGCTCTTCGCCGACGGCGTGCAATCCGGCGTGCATCAACGCGGCGAACAGGTAGAGCTGCGGGTGCTTGGTGTAGATCCAGCTCGGCTGGGTGTCGCTGAACGTCGGGACCTCGCCGTAATAGGCGAGCTTGTACATGG